GCCCCATGCGGTCTGAAGCGGCGGGCGCTTGGGCTTTCCGAAGTTGGCGGACAGGGGTGCCTTGCGGCCAACAAAGAAATGAATGCCCTCGATATAGCCCCATTCGGCGAGAGCGTGAATAATCGCCGGTAGCGTATTACCCCAAGCCTTGGCATAGGATGGAGAGATTAAAGCCCCGGTAGAACCCGGCATGGACCAAACATTCCGGATGATGAAGCGTGCGTCCAAACCCTCGGATTTACCGGTACCACGGCTACACACCCAATACTCGTCGTGGGCGGCGATCGCCATTCCCATGCGTTGCATCTTATTGAAAAACTTGCGTTGCGCCTCTTTCGCTTTACGGGTGAAAGGTTCAGTCATCAGTGCCATAGTCGTCTGTAATGGGTTCAATATCTACGATATCATGATCTTGCTTGAACAATGCCCGGAATGATTTCCTTTCTTCTTCAAGATTAGGGATAGGCTTGAAATCATCTCCCATTAACGTGACATCATCGGATGGCTCAAAGCAGGGTGGTTCCCAAGCGCTTCGATCAATGTCATCGTCTTCTTTATCGGAGCGGGTGTATTTACCGATCTTGTCCGCGTTGGCGGCGATACCTTTGGGGTCTTTGGCTTCCCGGGCGATGCGGATACCTTCCTTGGCGGCCTCGATCACCATGTAACGATACCAGTTCTTGCCGGCTAACTGTACATTTCCTACGAGTCTCCGGATAGCGGCCAAATCACGGTAAGCGGTGGCTTGTGATACGGGCTCACAACTACCGTCGCAACCGGCCATCAGGAAAGCGATCAGGTCTTTGTCGGCTGTCATGGGGTCTTCCAATAACTTGGAAACACATAACATCCAGCGATCTTTTTGCATAAGCTCCCGGCAGGAGAGAAGGCTTGCCGCTTCTTCATGCCCTTTGAAAAGTACCGTGGCTATCTTGTCGTATGATGTTAGTTCCTTGTTCATTCTTTCTAAATAGGTTATGATAAAGGGGAACAGCCAATACCTTATGGATTGTCTATTCCCCTTCATTATGGAAGCAAGATTTATTTCAAGTTATCCAGTTCCGCCAGCTCACGTTTGTAATAAGCCAAGCGTTGCTCTGCTTTTTGCCGGAGGTTAAGCTTCCCGTTTTTCTCATGTTGGGCGATAGAGGTTTCCGTGCGCCGGATATTCTCCCTCAGTCGTTCGATCCGGTTGGCGATCTGCATACCTTTCAACAATTGATCGGCCGGGAGTTCCTCGGTTTTTTGAACCTCGGTTTTTAACTGGATCTGCTTACCCTCGGCCCAAGCGTCGATCTGGTCCCATAGCTTGGCACGGCGGGTCCAAAGCTCATGCACCTGATCGGCGATCGGCTTGCGTTGCTCCGGAGTAAGGGCCTCGTTCTGCATCTCCGTGAATAAGGCGGCGTACAAGGGGGTGATCTGGCGGACCTCGTCGAAGATCGTACGGATGTTATCCGGAAGGGAGGAGTACGTGGCGATCTTCGCTCCGGGCCGTAACAGGGCGAATTGATCTTGCAGTTCTTGCAACTCTTCCTGCGCTTCCTCCAGCTCGGCTTGCAATTGATCGATCTCTCCGGATTTATCGTCATTGTCTTCCTCCAGCTCGGTGATCTTGTCTTGTAGCTTGAATAGCTCGGATTCTTTCACGAGGATTTCTTTTAAGACTTTATCGCCTTTTAGCTGATCCGCTGTTTTCTCGATCGCCTTTGTTGCCGCGACCGCTGTTTTCAAGAGTATCGAACCCCGTTCGGAGATTGTTATCTGGGGTTGGGCCGACGATAGGCGCGCTACGGTTGTCAACTTATTCACCAATACGGTGAAATGGGAATCGAACTGCGGAACCTCCTTTACCTCGCTAAAGAAAGCGATATACTTCTTTCTCATCTCCTCCGGAGCTAGAGCTTGAAAAAGCGCTAGACCGTCCGCGTATTTACGCTTACGGTCCGCTAACCAGTTTTGTAATGTTATCATTTAAGAACCTCCTTCCGGTGGAGTAGGAGCTACCCCGGTGAATAATGCGTCTATATCGATAGGCGTTCCCATGATAATCATAGGGGCGGGGCTATCGGCCTCGAAAGTGAAGGACCAACCTCTTTTGTCGGCCGCCGCCTTGCCGCCGTCGAAAGAGGCGGTAACCGTACAAGGATAGCCGGGCTGTCCGATAAGCTGCTGGCTCTCGTTGTCCTCGATGATCAAATAGCCGGGCGTATTGCAGATCTGCCGGGCGAAAGCGGCGGCTTCCACTTTCTTGCCGGGGTGGAAGAACTCGCCGCTGATCTTGTAACTTTTACAATCTGTCTCGCCTTGAGACTCCGCTTTGTATCCTACGGTTGCCCGTGTCGCGTAAATAGGTGTCGGTTTACCTCCCGACTCTAAAAAGGTAAAAGCTCCTGTCGCCGTCACGAAATCGGCTGTGGCCTTGGCCTCTTTGGGGAGCGTGGGGACGACAGAGACTGAGGTTTCCGGAATAAAGGCGATACGACCTTTATAACCCCCCATATTGTCCGCTCCGGCTGGCCATAAAACAGGGCCAAACGAGGCGCACATCACATAATCCGCCGGAACGTCCGCCCCCATGAAGAGGACGGATAGCACCGCTAGCAGAAACAATACGGACAAAACTTTTCTGAAATCTTTCATCGTTTTATTTATTTACTGGTTTTACGATTTGGTATAAGTACCGGAAGCGGTGAAGTCCTCTCCATCGGCTACCGTGACTTTCACGTCTGCCGGCTTGGTATAACCGGCGATATCCTTGAAGGATACGGTTTGCTCACCTTTGGGTATGCCTAAAAGGGTAGCTCCGCTTCTCATCCACTCGCCGTTCTCGCCCACCTTCCAAGCGGCACCGGCTTCTATGGCCTCGTCGCTCTCGATCGTGACGGTCAGGGCGGCACCGGTTACGTAGTCGCCCGCTAAATCAACGCCCTCATTGGTGAACTCGTTAATCTGGAATACCTTCGGATGGATATCCTGAAAGCGGGTACCGTACCCGGCTTGTAGCCAGAACTGAACCTCGTTCGGGTCCTCGAAGATATCGCGGATCTGGACGAACCGGGTCGCCTTCTTCGTATTCACGCCAAAATCCAGCATTCCGGGACGGATTAAGATCAAGGCCTGCCCTGTTCCATATGCCTCATGGGTGACAGGTTCCAGTCCCGGGAACTTGGCGTCGTCCTTGACCGCCTTCCAAAACTCCTCGGTGGATGGGCGGGCGAACGCTTTTGTCTTTTGCCGGTAAGCCTCCTTACAGATCAACTCGATCTCGTTGGCATAATACAGGATCGCTTTACGGCGTAAGAAAGGATGTGCCGCACGTAAGAAGTTGACCAGACGATCGTAATCATCTACACCGTCACCACTGCCAAACGTACCGGTACGTACTAGGTTACGATTCGCCATGGTGATATCCTTCGTTGTCTTGAAATGATCGATCCAAGGGAAAAATCCGGTGAAAGAACTCATCGGGCTATACACATTGTCGTTTCTTTCGGCGAAGAAAGCGGAGAAAGTGATATCCTCCGAATGGCTGATGATGTGATTATCCACCACGAATTTCTCCATGGGGTGTTTCTTTACCGTATGGTCCACCTTCTCCCCGGCGTTGGAGAGAATACGTTTCTCCGTATAATTTAAGATGTTATCCTTCAAACGAGAAACGGTAAGTTCCGGTTTGATGGACATCTCTACCAATTTACCGATTTCATCGGGATACTTAATCTCGGCCCCGGCTTTATATGGGCCGGTGTGTCCGGCTTTGCGGCGAGCGTTCACGATCACGTCCTCATTCTCGATCTCGATCACGTTGAGCTTCATGGCCGCGGCGAACTCCTGAAACGTGAAATAGGGAAGGGTACGCAACACGTTATCGTAATCCTTCGCATAACGATTCAGTTTCTCAATATCTAAAATTCCTTGTTTTGCCATCGTTCTTAGTGTTTAAAAAATCCTGTTTTCTCTGCCTCGGCCATGATAGCGAGGGTATCATCCTCATGCTTATCGGCGAAATCCTTGATATCTCCGGTCTCCGCGGTCGGCTCTTGCTTTACTTTTGCTTCCGGCTTTTTGCCTGCCGGTGTTCCCTTTAGCTCTGCCACGTCTGATTGAAGTTGCTCAATCTGTGTGTCTTTCTCTTTCAACTTTTCTTGGGCGGTCGATAATTGCTCCTGTAAGTCGGAGGTATTACCGGTGCTCTCGATCGAATCGAGCAGCTGATCCACTGTTACGTCTTCCGCTTTCATGTCCGGGTTATCACCCAGTACCTTATTCAGAAGCTTGTCCCAGTTGTCGGCCGCTTGTTTCATCGCATTGTACGAATCATCTTTCAACCACTTCATAAATCACTATGTATTAAAATAATTAAGAACATTCTCGAAAGTATCTATCTCATCGATCATACCGATGTCCATGGCCTCCGGCGCGAAAAACATCTTACCGGTGGCCCATTTACCTTGATCCTCATTGATCACGCCTACCCGGGCGTTAGCGATACTGGAGATGAAATTCTCGTTATACGTATCGCATACTTTTTTTAGCGGTTCCGTATCTCCCTGCAGAGCCTTGTGAAATTCTTGGTTCTTGTCCGTGGATTTGGAGGCATAGATATCGATCAACTTGATTCCCATCTTGGCATAATACTCGCTGGTATCAACGATCGTCATATAGGTACCCACGCTTCCGATCCGGCAGACGTTGGAGTTCGCTACGATCTTGTCGCAACAGGAGGCGATGCCATAGGCGGCGGACGCTACGAAATCATTGCAGAAAGCTACGACAGGTTTGTTTCGGCTGTTAATCGCTTCCTGCATGATCCGGCATCCCATTCCCTCGCCTCCGCCGGAATCGATATTCAAGACGATCGCCTTGATATTATTCTCGTTGTAGCATCGGTTTAGGAGATTCGCCTTGGTAAGCATTCCGGATGGACCGCATTCTTGGTCGTATTTCGTGATCGCCCCGTTGATGTTCATTATGGCTACGGAGTTTTTGGGTGCGTCCTCGGGTGGAGACCATCCTCCATACTCGCTGATCTGGTATGCGCCATTTTTTAGGGAGGCGAAAAGCAAGGCGTTATCCTCGGTCGGCTCTTGTTCGGAAGAAGCGTTCCGGGGTTTCCCGAACATCGCTTCCGGCTTGGTAAGAAAAGATGCGATAAGGGGGAAATAATTCGCCGCGAAGTTTTCCTCGACGAACCATACTCCCCCCAGAATGTTGTGTAGATAAAGCATATCTTCCTTTTTGATGGCAAGGATATACTTATATATATGTATGGTAAAGGACTTCGGTCAATCGATCAGTTGAAGTTGCGGAACCAATTGCTTTCCGGATAACGAGATTTTGTATCCCGAGAAACCGCTAGGATCGCTGGGGTGCAACACCTCGAATTTGCATTTTAGGGGAAAACGATCCGATCCGACCACGAATGTATCCCCGCTAAAGTGTTTGTACTTAAAGATCGCCGTGAGGTGGTTCAATCGTTCGCATTTTTGCCATAGATCGTTGGTCATATATTGACGGGGTATTTGCAAGGAACCAGATACATTATATAGAGTACCTGATTCACTTTCTTGTGGCTCAACCTTGATAGAGGTTCCATATCTTCCCGGGTGAAGGTTGATCCAGTCTCCGGACTTGAGTCCAACTTTTACTTTGTCTGCCTCTTGAGACACGCTCGCTATTTGCCTCGAGAAAGCGAACCACGCATCGGAGATGCCTCCCATATTGTCTGCCATAACCTTAGTTTTTATTTGTTTATCAATAATATCTGATCGTAATGGATACACTTGGAATTTTATTCCTCCCAAAAGGGACAAATCGATACGCTTGGTCGGAGTGAAAAACACTCGTATTTAACTTTTATTGTACGAACGTTTCTCTTTTTGCTTCCTAGTTCGGTCCCTCCAGCGATAGTAGTTCTTTTTTAGAGCGTCCTCGCTGATCCCGTTGATATCGAATTTGCGCATAAAGGAAAAAATACTTTCGATATACTGTATCCCATACATATGCTTGTTATAATCTATCCATTCGTGCAGCTCGGCCCAGAACATCAACTCTATCCGTCGCTCAAGGATTCGCTGCGAGCGTTCGCTAAGATAGTTGTAGTAAGCCGGATCTTTTCCACATCGTCTGTCCGGCAAAGCTATTTCCAGCGTTCCTTGCTCCAAAGGGCAGGAGGCCGGGCGCTTGGATGTCAGATCAAATAGGGTATGATACAAATCTGTCTTGTCCGGAAGGGTTATCACTCCTTCCCGGCAATCATTGAATTTTCCACGCATGTACTCCTCCAAATGCTTTTTTATGCTTATCTTTACTGTCACCATATCGATTTTCTCTCTTCTTATAGGCTTTTTTACTCTATTTTCCCTATGTGTATGTGTTATATTTTGCGACCAACACGTCAACAGACCAACAGGAAATATAAAATATGATGCTAATTTACTATATTTCAATGATATAATCGGTAAAATACTAAGAAACATGCGACCAACAAAAAATAGTGGTTGTTGGTCACCCCTACCAACCGTCAACAGTGCTTCATTTTTCCCCGAATTTAGAATTATTGCCAACAGTGACCAACAAAAAGAAAACGATGACCAACAGGAAACAACAGCCTACTTCTATTTAATTAATATATATATTATTGATTATTATATATTTATCTTATATCTGTTTTGAAATGTTTCATCTTTTGTTGGTCTGTTGGTCTGTTGACCACTTTTTCTATCCTTTATAGGGTTTCAAAACACGCAAAACTTGCTTATTTCTTTTTTTAATTTCAGGGGGTCCGGGGGAAATAGATGAATAAAGATAGAACCGGCTTCCCGGATGTGCTTGTTGTCCATGGCCTCCAATAGCCAAGCTATATCCTAGAAAGTCGGTTCTATGCGATTTTAAAATACTATCAGTCGTTAAAAGCGGAATCCCGGCTCAGTCTCCGGAGTCTGATCGTAGTTTTGTACGTCTCTTTCGAAATCGACATCGAGCAAGTCTCTGAGAATATCGTAATTGAAACAAACTGCCGAGGTATTACTCTCTTTGTTCACCATAATACGTTTCATGCTGTTATCTATGGTGGGTTCTCCCGCCGGGTTTGCTAGAATGTCTCCTTTTGGGACTTCTTTCACCTCTTGCCATCGATAACGAGTGGAACGTACTTTGCCAATATAGGCCTCGTTACTTTCGAAATAGGTATTTAAGGATTGAAGAGAGAACGCCTCACCTTTTAGCTGCTGGGTATACATAGGATAGATATTTGTCATGTTTAGATATAAAACACGGGTATCTATGGGTTCTAGGGTTTTTATTTCCGTATCCCGGCCTTGTTTCTTAATTGTAACCTTTCCCGGTACTTCGATCTTATAGTCTCTACCTTGAACTAGACTTCCTGTATCGATCAAGAAGTTGAGTATACTGAAGAAGTTGAACATCTTATTTGAGGAACTAATCGATTCTACTTGTTTGATCACTTTCGCTATTGCGATTTCGAAGAACTGTTCTGCGGTAAAAGGTAGTTGCAATGAGGTATGTTCTTCCACTATACGACAAACGGAAACGAACATTGATACCGTCTCGAGTATACGAGAGAGGCCATCCGTGTTTTTAACGGATACCCGTACCTCGTCTTTCAAGGATTTAAAGACCTCGTCGTATACTTTCTTATAATGTTGCAAGATGCTATTTCTGCACGCCAATATCTCAAGGAGGACGCTATGTAGTCCGGATTCCTCGTATCCTTTCAACTCATTGAAGATTTCTTCTTCCAATTCAGACCGATCGTCACGTTTCGGTACCTCGCAAATGATACATCGATTTGCGAGAGAGTTGTCATCCTGTTGGGGGCTTTCTTGGCCCATGATAACAAGAGCTGCGTTCACTTGGCTACTATCGATCTCCTTACTTACCGCATCCTTACGTTTCTGCTTGCCTTCTCCATCATATACAGCGGATTTCAAGGCTTGGAAAATCACAGGGTTTATTTGCGTGTCGTTATACTCTTCGAGCATGATCGGGATATTCCGGTATCTCTCCAGCCAAGAGAACAAAGCGGCGGGGGTTCCGGAGTTTAGGTTGAATGCTGGTGCGTCCGGAGACATCGATAGAGAGCGGATGGAATAACCAATTTGTGATTTTCCGGAACCCGTCGGACCGATAAAGAATAAAGCCGTAAAGGTTCTCCTGACATTGTATATATCGCTACGGAAGGCACTCATGATCGAATATATGATCGCCCACATACCGTTATTGTTTAGCTTGTATACCTCGTTCATCAGTGAGGCCCACTTTTGGAAATTGATAGAACATCCCGCTTTGGGTTCCCGGTACTTGATAAAGCGATCCAGATAGTAGCGATCGCTATCCCGGCGCTCAGATGCGTAAATTTTAGAGAAAGCCGGGATATAATAGTATTGTTTATTGTGTTCCACTAATCCCAAATCTGATACGTATTGGAGTTGTTGTTTTCCATCGATATCATGGACTATAGCGTTACTGAAAGCGAAGAATCCTTCATCATACCAGCCAAACATACGAAGCTCAAAACACTTCTTGAACTTGCCCGCCCAACTATCCATGATCAAATCGAGATGGTTTTGTGTCCCATTGGAGAAATTGATATCACCTTCTTCCCATAAGCGTTTTTTAAAGGATGGGAGTGTGAGCATCTCTGCGCTGATCCACTCCATATAAATCGGATAGGGATAGTTTGCTTGAGTGAGTTCTACGATACGTTTGTTGGCTTGGCTTTCTTTATCGTAAACATGTAATAGTGGCTCAATATAGAAGTTTCCTACTCTCATAAACGATTTTTTACCATTAGCGAATATATATGCTAATTTTCTTCCATTCTTATCGAGATATGGGAAAAACTGATAGGCACGCCATAACCGGTTAATCGCTGGATCAGAGTCTACATAATCCGGGAGTCGGCTAGGATCGAACATGAGTGAGGCTCCATCTACTTGGAGTGCGTCTGAATTAAACCGGGCCTCTGATTTACGGATATCGAGATATGGTTTCAAGACATGTTCCAGAGCTGTTTTGGTGACCCCTAACATCCGGGCATAATCTGTAGTTTGGAAAGCTCGGGTGGTAGCATCCGCGTAGGATATCACTTCAGAGCATCTTTCTAAGGCTATTTTCTTTATATTCTCGGGAGATTCCCGGAATGTACTGTATAATCCGATATAGTATTCATTGAATCCAATCTCTTTCTCTGTGTCTACGAGTTTATAACGTTCTTCACCTTTCTCGTCTACATAACTTTCCCGCTCTCTTTTATATTTGCTCATGGAGACCGTGAAGCCGGTTCTTGTCAAGGAACGTAGAAATGAGAGCTCTTCCGGTTCGATCATGTTTTCTTTTACCTCGAATTTATCCCTGCAACGGATGATGGGAGATAGCCGGCGAAGCTCTTGGATCTCGGACACACCCGGGATGCCTGTTATAAGGATGACCGGACAAACTCCCCATCCCTCGGAGAAACGATTGACAGACCAAGTAAGGGTGACTTGTTTGTTCCCGGTTTTTACAAGTTCCTCCGCTTCTTCCACGCCGGTTAATCCCGGTTGGGTAGGTTGGGCTGGCACGCTTTTCTTACCTACGGCTTGTAGCTCGGCAACTAGATTTGTTATCAATTCCCCATCTGCGTTAAATCGTTCGGCGAGGGATACGATATACGCTTGCCTTTGTAATTTATCCGGTACGACGGAGATACTTTGGGCGATAATCCGGAGAACCTCTGTTTTCCGGATCGGATCATCCATCTCGCTTTCGAATGCTTTATAAATAAAGGAGATGAAGTCGGTCTCCTGCTTTTTCAAGAATTTGGCTAGTTTCTCAGTCCCCATCTTGCGGGCGAAACTGTCCGGATCTTCTCCTTCCGGAAGAAGAACGGCACGGACGTTCATGCCCTCGGCCAGCATGATATCCATGTTCCGGACGGAGGCTTTCATGCCGGCTGCGTCTCCATCATAAACAGCGGTGACGTTTCGGGTAAATTTCTTGATGATCCGGACTTGATCTAGTGTAAGGGCGGTACCGCTACCGCAGACCGTATTGGGATAACCGGATTGAACGAAAGAGAGTACATCAAATTGACCTTCCACCAAATAGCATTTATCGGATTTCGATATCTCTTGACGAGCTTGGTATATACCGAATAACGTCTTTCCCTTATGAAAAAGGGGAGTCTCCGGAGAGTTTAGATATTTACATTGGGTATCCTTTTCCAAGGAACGGCCCGTGAAACCGATCACTAGTCCTGATAAGGAATAAAACGGGAATGTGATCCTATTTACAAATCGATCGAAGATCTTTCCGTTCTCTTTTCTGATAATCAAACCGGTCTTCTCCATAGTCGCCATGTCATAACCTTTTTGAGAGCCTAACTCGGTTAATGCGGTAAACATGGATGAAGAGTACCCCGCTCCATATTTAGACAGGATATTCGGGGTGATTCCTCGTGTTTCCAGATATTCAGCGGCCTCTTTCTTCTTGAGGAAAGCCGTAAACGTTTCTTGGGCGAATGTGAGGCAGATTTGTAGGGCCTCCCGCTCTTTCGCTTTCTTCCGTTCATCGTCGGTTAGTTCCCGTTCGGGTACTGTTATGTTGTATTTCGAGGCGACTAGCTTTACCGCCTCGAAGAAAGATATCCCTTCGTGCTCTTTTACGAAGGTTATCACGTTCCCGCCTTTACCACATCCAAAACATTTCCAGATATTCTTAGCGGGGGATACGACTAGGCTTGCGTCCTTGTCCCCATGGAATGGGCAAACTCCCTTGTAATTTACTCCAGCTTTTTTTAGCTTAACATAATCACCTATCACGTCTACTATATTGGCCGTGTTGATGATATTATCGATCACGTCTTGAGGTATCATATTTCATCTTCTTTATTGTCGTTAAATAAATATAGTTGTCGGGCTTCGAAGGCCTCTTGTAAGGATACGCCTAGAGTTGTGGCTAGACGTAAATACTCTTGATCTGTGGGGCTTTCCTCCCCCCGGTATAATTTCCAAAACCGTACTTGGTTGATATTTACCGCATGCAGGAAAGCTGTTGTTACATTGAAATATTCCGGATTGATTAATTTAATCCGGAACAATTCTAGCACAAGGTTCCGTTTTACGGAAGGACGGTAAACGATATGGTTCCTATGGATATATAGTTTAACGGCTAACTCGGTCTTTCCTAGAATCTTCCCTATTTCTTTGAGAGTTATCTTCCCCAGATTCTCCTTCAATATTTTTTCTTGGCTTTCTGACCAGCGTTGTCTTTTCATGTCGTCTTATGAATTTATAATCTTGACTAAAATCATAGTCATAGTTTCCTTCTTGAATGAACATACAGACTATTTTTATAAAGAGTTCTCTGTTTTCCTCTTTAACCGTAGCCTCGAGAGAGAATGAACAATCTACTTTGACTATGCCTAAATTTACTTCACAGATTTTACTGTTATTTTCTAAGGTACTTCACATCTTAGAGAACCTTCTCCTGAAAAACTTCACAG